TTCCCACCATATGTCAATATTATATCCATTGGCAAAATATTGTTGATCTTGTTTATCTAAAATAGATGCATTTTCTCCACCCATTCTATTTATTGTTCTATTAAATTTAGCTTGATCTTCATATAATTTAATAGCTTTATCACACTCTTCTTTTGTGATGTAATTATCATACACTCCAATAAAGTTATTTATGCTTGCTGTTTTTTCATTCATGTTATTTTTTCTCCTTACTTTTCATAAACATTTGAATAGAAATTCTAGGGACATAAGGACTTAATACTGTGTTAACTTTGTGTTGAACAGGTGCTTTAACAAGAATTAAACTGTTACCAACCGGAGGTATCCAACCATGGCCATTTTCATGTGTAAACATAAATTCTCCACCCCAATTTTTATTCCATCTTTTATTTAAATAATAAGTAGCCCCATATTTTCCTCTTCCATCATCATGCCAATTTATGGCAGAATCTTTTTCTAAACAATGAACGCCACTAGTCATTGTTAAATTTTCTACATCTGGCATTACGAAAAAAGGATTTCTTTTTACTAAAGTTTTTAATATTTCAATAGGATGATAATTTTTTATTTCTTGACTTTTAGGTGGTTTTGTAACTCCCTCCCATAAATCTTTACCCCAAGAATCTATGACTGAAGGTAGATTCATCTTTTTTCTTTTTTTAAATATTTCATTGTGAATGGTTTTATAAGTTTTTCTATCTAAAAAATTAGATATCCACCAAAGATTACCTGTAATTGAATATTCTAGCTTCATATTTTAGATCTTTCATATTTTAAATAAGTATTATATAACCCACTATATGCTACAAAAATTAAATTTCAAGTCAGGATTTAATAAACAAGATACCGAGTCGGGAGCAGAGTCTCAATGGGTAGATGGTGATTTTGTAAGATTTAGATATGGACTTCCTGAAAAAATAGGTGGATGGTTACAACTTACCGCAGCTAATAAAACTTTACCTGGAGCAGCCAGAGCACAAGTTGCATTTTCTAGTTTTGCGGGTGAGAAATATGCAGCTATTGGAACTTCACAAGGTTTATTTTTATATTATGGTAATGATTTTTATGACATCAGCCCACTAGACACAGCGATCACTGGAGGTACATTAACAACTGTTAATGGATCTAATGTAATAACCGTAAATAAAGGATCGCATAATTTAGCTGTTGGACGATATGTAACTCTTTCAGGAGTCACTGTTACAGGAGCGTCTGACTTTACAGCAGCAGAACTAGAACAGGCTTATGAAATATTAACTGTTCCTGATATAGATAAGTTTACAGTTCAAGCTTCTCGAAACGAAGGTGGAACTGGTATGACCGCAGCAGGAGCTGTAACTGTTAATCCATATGTTGAAGTTGGTCCTACTACTCAAACGCCTGGTTATGGTTGGAGCACATCAACTTGGAACACTTCTACATGGGGAACTGCTAGAGCTACGAGTGATGTAATTCTAGATCCAGGAAACTGGAGCTTAGATAATTTTGGTCAAGTATTGGTTGCAACTATTTTTAATGGTGAGACTTTTACATGGGATGCCGGAGCTACTAACCCCAGAGCTCAGAGGGCCTCTAAAACTACAACTAATTTTCAAACTACAAATAATCCTACCAAAACTAGATTTACATTGGTATCTGACAGAGATAGACACTTATTTCATTTTGGAACCGAAACAACAATAGGCGATCCAACAACACAAGATCCGATGTTTGTAAGATTTTCTAATCAAGAAGATTTAAATACTTATAATCCTACAGCCACCAATACAGCGGGTACATTTAGATTAGATACAGGTAATGAAATTAGAGCAGCTATTCAAGGTAAAGATTATGTTTTTGTAATAACAGATTTAGCAGCTTATGTAATTCAATTTGTAGGACCACCATTTACATTTAGTGTCAGACAAGTTGGTACCAACTGTGGATGTATGAGTCAGCACGCAGCCACTTTCGTAAACGGAGCAGTGTTCTGGATGGGATCTCAAGGTGGATTTTTTGTCTACGATGGAACAGTAAAATCATTACCATCTTTAGTAGAAGATTTTGTATTTACAACAGATGGTGATAATCTTGGATTAAATTTTGATTCTAGTGATGTTGTATTTGCAGGAGCTAATAATTTATATACAGAAGTAAATTGGTTTTATCCAAAAGCAGGATCAGAACAAATAGATAGGTGTGTAACTTATAATTATGCTGAAGATTGTTGGACTACATCATCTTTAGATAGAACAACTTATCAAGATCAAAGTGTGTTTGATCATCCATACGCAACAGATTATGAAAGCACAACTACCCCTGTTTTCCCTGATATATTAGGAATTACAAATTTATTTGGAGCTAGTATATATTATGAACATGAAAAAGGCACAGACCAAGTAACTAGCACAGCAACCACTGCAATACCAGCATTTATAAGATCAGGTGATTATGATATTACTTCGAGAAGAAGCGCATTAGGTCAACAAACAGGTTTAGCCGATTTTAGAGGAGATGGTGAATTTTTTATGTCCGTTAAAAGATTTATACCTGATTTTAAATATCAAGAAGGATCAGCTAAAATAACTTTATTTGTAAGTGCGTTTCCTGATGATGTAGCAGTAAGCTCACCTCTTGGGCCCTTTACAATTACAACAACTACTGATAAAGTTGACACAAGAGCTAGAGGTAGGTTAGTATCTATTAAAATAGAAAATGAATCCATTGGTGAAACCTGGAGATACGGTACATTAAGATTGGACGCACAACCGGATGGTAGAAGATAATGTCAGTAGATAAAAAAATAGATTATGTAGAACAAGATGGTTCTTTAAATTTTGTAAAGAATTCTAAATCTGTAACTGTACCAAAAGAATTTAAAGCTAGAAAAAATGCACCCAAAGTTAAGCTTGCATATATTACAGATGCTGAAGCTAAAATGTTAAAGAAAAAGAAACCAGGTACACCGCACAAAGGACCAAAAGGCATACCTAGTTATGATTCTTTTGGATCAATTGAAGGTGGTAGAGATGTAGGACGTGCAGGAGAGGATGTAAGCTCTGCAGAGAGAGGTGATTTTAGAGGATTTGAAGGATCAAGAAATCTACCTCCAGGAGTGCAACCAAAACCTTCAAAAGAAGCACAAGCTTTAAGAAATCAATTTATTGTAGCAGGTGGTGGACAAAGAGTTAATCCAAGATTTTTTGATAGTAGAAATACAATATCTCCACAAGAATTAGCATTAGCTAGAGCATCTAATCCACGTGCTTTTGATAGAATAAGAGGCGGTGGTATTATGGGTCTATTTACAGGTGGTGGATTTTTAGGAAATTTAATTAGAGGTATTGGACAAAGACTTGGTTTTGGTAAAAGATTTAATCAACCAACTTATGACATGTCTAGATTTAGTGGTTTACCTTTAGGTGGAAGCGCTGCTTTTGAAAATCTAGATATTAGAGACATATACGACAGAAGAAAAACTGATCCAGATGCACTTGAAGAAGATACAGCAACAGGAACTAATTATCCCGGTGCAAATAAATTTAAAGCTCCAAGAAAAAGAATTACTTATGGTGATACACCTGTTATAGAAGATTATCTAACAGACGAAATGTTTGAAGAACAGTTTGGTAATTTCAATACTATTAAACCAACAAACTTAAATGATTATCAAGGTATTAATTCTTTAAAGTTAAAAACACCAAAACAACAAGCAGAAGATGATTTTCTAAAAAATGCCATGGCAGAGTTAAGTGAAAAACAATTAAACTATTTAAATTCACCAAAAGGTCAACTTGATTTAGAACTTTTAGGTCCAAGAAGTGTATTTGAGGACAGATTACCTTTGTACGAAGATAAACCTTTTTTTGGTTCTGATCAAGAACCTACAACTATAGAAGAATTCAATGAATACTTAAGAAATGCAGGTTTAACTCAAATAGGATAATGGCTAAAATAACAAACTATATACCTGAGCCAAAACAAGAATACGACGTAGAAAATCAAAGACAAATAATAGAGTCTTTAACTACATTACAAAATCAATTAAACTTTTCTTTTCAACAGGATTTAAAAAACGAACAAGATACCTTTAATTATTTTTTATCATGAGTATACAATATAAAAATGCAATAAAAGCTTTAGCTGACACTAATCTTAATACTGTTTTAACGATAGCGACCACTGCAATAGCTATAGTTAAAAGTGTGTATTTTACAAATTCAAGCACAGGGACTATTATATGTAATGCCTCATTAAGAGACAGTTCTGCATCGACTGATATAGAGTTTTTTAGAAAAAGCATAGGTGCATCATCACAAGAAAATGCATCCCCTCAAGGCTTGAATTTAGAAGCAGGAGATGCTATAAAAGCTCAAGCAGCTACAGCAAATAAAGTGACAGTTGTTGTTAGTTATGCTTTAATAAATAGAGAGAATGAAAACGGATAATTTACCAAAGATAGATTGTACAACTATAACAACATATAGAAATACAAAGACTGGAGAAGTGTATAAAGAAAAGAAAGAAGGCCCTGACATTGTTAAAGATATTACAGTGCAGGTTACTAACAAAGGTCTAGAGATGTTTCAGAAAGTGATAAATGAAAATAAAAAATCAAAACCCTAAAGGTGGAACAGAACTACAATTCGAATACTTAGAAAAGTATGTCGATAAAAAATTATTAGATCAGGTACAAATATGTACTTCGGTTCCAGAAAAAATACCATTACATTCAACTAAACCAAATATACTTTGGCAAAAAAATTCTTACGATCAACCTAATTTAGCACCCTGGTTTAGCAACCCTGCTAATCATAGTAAATATGATTGGTATGTTTTTAACTCTCACTGGACTTATGAAAAGTTTAGAGATCATTTTAAAATACCAACTAATAGATGTGTAGTTATTAAAAATGGTATTGATAAAATAGAACAAGCAAAACCTTATGTAGAAGGTCAACCTATAAGAATAATACATCAAAACACACCGTGGCGTGGATTATCTGTATTACTGGGGGCTATGCAATTAGTAAAAAATCCTTTAATTACTTTAGATGTATACTCTTCAACAGAAGTTTATGGTAAACAATTTTATGATCAAAACGATCATGAATATAAAGAACTTTATGAACAAGCAGAAAAACTACCTAACGTAAATTATATAGGTTATAGACCAAATAGTTATATTAAAGAAAATCTTAAAAACTATAACATGTATGTTTACCCTAGTATTTTTGAAGAAACTTTTTGTATATCTTTATTAGAGTGCATGGCCGCAGGTTTATATTGTATCGTAGATGACTT